CTTAAGCAGTACGGTATCGACGCAGTTGCTCAAGTTGAAGCAGTTCTTATCAACGAATTGACTCAGACTATCAACAAGAACATCCTTGAAAGATTGTTCCGTCTAGGTGCTACTAACGCTCAACAAGTGTATAGCATTGACAGTACTAACCTTAACCTTTATGTAGCTGCTTCTGGTACGTTTACATTTAACCTAGGTAAAGGTGCTTACACTAACTCTAACGTAACAATCGCTACTCCTGCTACTGTTCCAACGAATGGTGACAACGGTGGTACATTGCAACGTAAGATTATGAGTAAGATCTTAGCTGCTGCTAACCTTATCGCAATCCGCGGTCGTCGTGGTGCTGCCAACTTCGCTGTTACAAACGGTCAAATTGCTTCAGCTCTACAAGACATCGCCGGTTTCGTGCCTTACCCACTTAGCAACACAGTAAGCCAAGCTGCTGGTTCACTTTACCCAATCGGTTCTATCGCCGGTGTTAACATTTATGTTGACCCTAACATGGCATGGACTGATACACGTATCTGTATCGGTAGAAAAGGTGATGCTAACTCACCAGGTTTGGTATTCATGCCTTACTTGATGGCAGAGTCTGTACAAACTATCGCAGAAGGTACAATGGCTCCAAAAATCGCAGTTAAATCACGTTATGCATTAGTAGAAGCTTGTTTCTTCCCGCAAATCTACTACATCACACTTGGTGTTAACTTCGGTTCTTACAACATGATCTAATCTTAATTAGAATCTATATAAAAAGCGCTCTTCGGAGCGCTTTTTTATTGTCTATAGTACAGATATATAGATTAGTAATAAATAAATAAAATAACTAGTTATGAAAATTTCAATTCCAGTATTAGATAGCTATATTGAAAAATGTAAATCTGATGGTGTAAAACCTATATTCGAAAGTTTTACAACAGAAAACACTGAAACTATATCCCATATCGATTCTAAATTATTTGAAGCGTATGAGGCTTATACAAACGACTCACGTATAATTTCAATTCTTGAATATCAAGCAATCAAATCATATTCTGAATTTTTAGAAAATGAGGATGAGTTAGCTAATATGCCAGAAGAAGAGGAGGAGGAAGTTGAAGACAACATGGCTAATTCTGATAATGCAGAATCTGAGGAGTCTGATGACGATGACGATGATGAAGTAGAAGAGGCTGCTAAAGAAATAAAGAAGGCCGAACATGGTCCAGAGAAGAACGCAAAAATCAAAGAGATGCCAGCTACCGACGATGATTTTGGCATTGAAATAGATATTGAAGGTTTCGGTAAAGATGTTGATGCCAGCTTCAAAGAGATTGAAGACGAAATCATGAAAATGGGAGAGCCTGAAAAGCAAAATGCTAAAGACGGCGAGGAGTTGGTAGGTGAAGAATCACAAGAGGCTGAACGCCAGCTTACAGAGGAAGAACTCTTAGAAGCCGCTGAAGAAAATAATATCATTATTGACTTCTTGTTCCGTAGACCAAAGCTTAAAAAGATCATGAAAAAGGCTACAGATCTTCGTTTAAAGGGAGTACAAGCTGAGACTAAAGCAACAGAGATGATTGCACAGAAAAACGAGGAGATGGATGAAAAGATTGCACAGCTTAAAGAAAAAGGTGCATCACCTGATCAGATCAAAAAATTCAAAGAAAAGTACAAACAGGGTATAGACAAATTTGAAGATACTCTTGAGAAAAAAATAGATGCTGCAACTGATGCTGCTGATGAAATTGAAAAAGAGGCAGAAGAGACTGCAACTTCAAGCTACTTAAAGAGAGTTCTTTCTAGAGAAAGAATTACATCAAGAATGGAAGAGGCTCAGGCTAAAATGCAAACTGCAGATGAGACCAAGCAAGCCGAACTTAAAGCCAATATGCAAGAAATGGGACAAGAGGCTGCAGAAATAGACAAAGAGCTTACTGCACAGGATGGAGAAGCTAAGCAAAAGCAAAAAGAACTTGGTTTAGAACCAGAAGATTATACAAAGCTAGACGAGGTAAACACTGCTTTAGATAACATCAAAGACAAGGAAAAAATAGTGTCTAATAAAATGTCTAGCGCAACTGAAGATAAAGAAAAGCAGACATTACAAAAGACACAGGACGATTTAGATGAACAAAAATTCAAACAATGGCAAACCGGTTCAAGTGTTTTAGATAAAGTAAAAGATAAAGACAAAAAAGCTTCAATGTATAGAGGTCTGACAGGTGTTGGTGAAATAAACAACAAGGCTGAAATGGATGATTACATTGAAACAAAGACTGCTGAAGCTAAAGAAAAAGGTAAGGGTGGAGAAGCCGAAACTACAACAGCAGCAGAGACAACAACTGAAGCCGAAACTACAACAGCAGCAGAGACAACAACTGAAGCCGAAACTACTACAGCAGCCGAAACTACTACAGCAGCAGAGACAACAACAGCAGCAGAGACAACAACTGAAGCCGAAACTACTACAGCAGCAGAGACAACAACTGAAGCCGAAACTACTACAGCAGCAGAGACAACAACTGAAGCCGAAACTACTACAGCAGCAGAGACAACAGCAGCAGAGACAACAACAGCAGCAGAGACAACAACTGAAGCCGAAACTACTACTAAAAAGAACGCTAATGCTTCAGTAGACACTTCAATATATGAAAGCGTTGCTCAACGATTTAGAAAAGCATATAAAGGAAATAAATAATTAGTAATTGAAAATACAACAGGTGTAATTTATTACTAAATAATAATCTTAAAGACCTCAATTGAGGTCTTTTTGGTGTTTAGATAAATAATATATGCTTACACTAGAACAATATAAGTCTTGTAAAAAGATTACAGTAGTTTCAGTTATTGAAGATAGGGAATACTTTTTATGGCAACAAGAAGTGCAATCGTTATTCATGAAAGAAAATTACCCATATATCAATTTCGAAGTTGTAGTTTTACATGAGAGTGAAATACCTTCCGATTGGTCCAAACATTTATCAAGTATTTCAAATGTTTCATATTATAGATTAACTAAAAACATAACTGAGTCGTTTAAAGGTTATAAAGCTGCAAGAAAGCCATACGGATTATATTTAAGAACTTCTGATACTTCAAAGCCAAAGCTTGAAAATATATTAGCAATAGATTCAGATGTTCTCTTTAACAAGGATCTAAATTATAGTAAGCTAGTAGAAAATAGGGATTGGCATTTTTCAAACTGTGAAAGTTATCTTGGTTATAATTATCTAAGAAAACATTTAAGTGAAGATCAGATATTAGAAATCGCTAATATTGTAGGGATTGATGTCAAAATAATTAAAGAGAATACTTCAGCAGGCGGTGCGCAATATCTTTATAAAAATGCTAAGCCTGAATACTTTATGAAGTCAGCTACAGATAGCATTAAAGTACATGAAAAATTAAAAGAGTATCAAGCAGATGGGTCTAAAATACAAATACACTGCTCTGAAATGTGGACCCAGTTATGGAATGCATTAATGATTGAAAATGTAAAAGTAACAGACGACATGTCTTTTACTTGGGCACCCGATAAAATATCCGAATCACACAATTTTTATTTTACGCATTTTGCAGGAAATCCAGGTGAAGGCTCATTTGAGAAGGTTAAACATGCCAATCCATTTAAGACAATGAATTTATCAGAAATTAAAGTTACTGATAATAATGCTTATAAATGGGCAACCTTGATAGAAAAATATAAACCAACTTCCTACTCATACTTATATGTCAATACGCCGAACTAATTATATCAAACCTGAAAGAGTACAAAAAGAAGCCCCTTTAAACAAGAGGCTCAATAATGTACATCAGAAACCTGTAGATAAAAAAATGGGTGCGGTTTCTAATCCGGCTAGAATGACTATAGACGAGAAAAGGGCCAGAATTAAAGAGGTAAGAGAGAAGCAGGCTATTGCTGAACAGAGAAAGCAAACTCAAATTCAACAAAGGGTTAATCCTAGACGAGCAAGCTATAACTATGGTAGCATACCTAAAGTATGGAAAGACCAGACGGTTTATATAGTTGCAGGTGGCGCAAGCTTAAGTGATTTTGATTTCAATAGGCTAAATGGTAAGAACGTAATAGCAATCAATAAAGCCTTTAGATATGTTAAAGAGCCTGGTGCTATATACTGGACAGATAGTCGTTTTTATACATGGTACAAATCTGAAATAGATGAAATACATTGTATGAAATTCACCGGCAGCACTAACCCTAGGGATCTTGCGTCAGATGTTACTCTTTTAAGACCAGCAGGTGGAAAGACAATTGATTTAACATCACCAGATAGTCTATCAACCGGTAACAATTCAGGTTATGGTGCAATCAGTCTTGCTATAAAGCTAGGTGCTAAAAAGATATATTTACTGGGATATGATATGGGTCATACTGGAGGTAAATCACACTTTCATGATGGATATCCTGCAGGTAATAGCAGAGATCATATTTACAAAGGAATGATGAGATACTTTAATGACAATGCAGACATACTTAATCATGCTGCTGAAATCTATAACACAAATCCTAAAAGTAACCTAAAGGTGTTTAAGTTCTGTAATCTGTCTTCTATTTTTTAACACCTCTTTCAAAGACCTTGATATACTTCAGATAGTTCTTTTGTTGTTGCATAAGAATATCTCTACAATATTCTCTAAATCTTACACTTGACTCTAGGATTCTATCGTCAACTACTTCAGTTGGTTTACCATGTGATTCTATACATGTGTCACATAGAAAGTTACCTATTTCGAAATTACTCATTTCAGATTTAATTTCACATCTACATATACTACACTTCCAGTTAATTCTTTTTGAGTCTTCAATCAACTCATCATAACAGGTTATTCTATCAGTATAGTTGTTGTAATAGAGCTTTAGGTGATCTTTATGATGTGTTTCATACTCTAGAATTTTGAACAGAACCTGAACATACCTATCATCAGTTGCTGCATGTGGCCTGATAAGTGGGTTTTGTTCTAAAAATCTAACTTGATAAGGTTTAAGCTCTTTGAATCTTATGCCATATAAACCTCTGCTGTGACCTCTTGATCTTACAAATTTGACTGGCTTCATCTCATGTTTTTTAGACGATCCTTATACTTCTGCTTTGTATTTTGCCATTCAGACTTAAGCCCTCTTAATGCGGATTTTTCAGTTTCTCTCTGTACTCCGTCTTGGGCACCTTTGATATCATCTTGGAATGAATCCTTTTTCCTTTCGTACTCAAGTTTATCCTGCTTAAATTTGATATCATATTCGGCTGCCGCGGCCTTATTAGTATACTTCTGTACTCTTTTCATGGCTTTTTGTATTTGATCCTCAGTTGCATCAATTGCATCTTTCTCGTATAGAAAAGCCTCAAAGGTCTTTATGTATTTCATTGTCGACATCTTGGTTTATATATTGAAACTTAAACATCTTGCTGTTGTATAAGAATAAAGTGTAATTATGTCTATAACAAATATCTTATTAACTGAAAAGTACCGCCCAGCATTACTAGAAGATCTAATCATACCAAATAGGATTAGAACAAAGCTGAACGATGGCGTGTATCAACATATGCTATTTTTTGGCTCACCTGGTACTGGCAAAACCAGTGCTGCTAAAGCCTTATGTAATCAATTTGGTCTAGAGTATCGCTACATCAATGCATCTGATGAGACAAGCGTTGATGTAATCCGTGAAAAGATTACAAAGTTTTGCACTACCGCTTCTTTGACTTCACTTGAAGGTAAAATGAAAGTCGTGATACTTGATGAGATTGATGGTGTAAGTGACCAGTTTAATAAAGCGCTTAAAGCAACAATGGATTCGTTTTCAAAAAACACCAGATTCGTTGCAACAACCAATCACATCAATAAAATACCTGAAGCGGTTCTTAGCCGATTTGAGCAAATCAACTTTGACTTTACAAAGGAGGAAGAGACAGAACAGCTTAAGTTTTACATGAAACGGGTATATGAAATTGTAAAAAAGGAAGGTGCTGAAATTGAAAAGCCAGCTCTTCTGGAATTAGTAAAGCGTAAATTCCCAGATCTACGTAATACACTTACTGTTCTGCAAGGATATCTTGCTGAAGGTAAAACAACCATTACAATTGATGATGTAAAAAAATTCCATGGTGTTTTCAAAGACGTCTATGAATTGATATTCAACAACATCGACCCTGTTAAGAACTATCAATATCTTGCATCAGAGTATAGTAATAGAGTAGATGACGTATTGGCTGGTCTCGGCGGTGATTTTATTGAGTACATTCAAATGGAACATCCGACGGCAGCTAAGCATATACCGCAAATAGTAATAACAGTTGCTGAACATCAAGCACAACGTGTACATGTTATCGACCAAGTGGTTACAATGCTTTCATGTGTTTATACGATACAGGGTATTTTACATGCAAAATAATCTGCAAAGCTCTTTAGTATTAAAGATTTTTATGTTAGATTTACAAAATAACAAAACAATATGAGAAATCACAATCTAATCATAGATGGCAACTACTTTATTTACAGTAGATTGTTTGTACTACCAAGACAAAAAGTCCCAGCAGGCTTTGGCGAATCAGCTAACATAGATACAAGATTTATGTCTACTGAATCTGAAATGGCTATATTCATGCGCAAACTGGCCACAGATTTCGCATCTGAGTTACGTAAAGTCAAAAACATCACCGGCCAAATAATCTTCACACAAGACTCAAGTCCTGGAGAAAAGACTTGTTTCCTGAATCTGAATACAAGGCTAACAGAGAGCAGGACAGTAAGATACACTGGGCAAATGTACATAAAGTAGTAGAAGAGTTCACCGGATATCTAAAAGAGAAAGGTGTAATTATACACAGGGTATCAGGTGCCGAAGGTGATGACCTAGTATATGCTTGGACTTGTGCACTTAATAGCAAAGGCGAGAATTGTATCATCTGGTCAGGCGATACAGATCTGATGCAATTGGTAAATTACAATAAGTCTACCGATTCATATACACTATGGTATGACAATACTAGATCTAGATTGGCTGTGTACCCTGGCTTCCAAAAATACCTTGACATCAAAGATGGAAGTAAAGAAAGCGAGTACGATGCTATTGATGATATATTTAGTGTAGATCATATTTTGCTTGTCAGCAACCAGGTTAAAGAAGAGTTCAAGATCTTCATAAGCTCAAACAGCCTTGAGACAAACGAAATATACTGCGATGATTATGTCTTCATGAAAATCCTGACAGGTGACAAATCAGATAATATCAAGTCCGTATACTCAGTAGAGAAGATTGGCAAGACTGGCAAACCTAGAACATCTAGAATTAACGATGAAAAGGCTAAGAACATCTTGAACACTTTCAAGAAAAGGCATGGTCGTTTCTCGTCAATGTATCTCTTTGAAGAGTCATTCAAGGAAGATATTGTAAAAATGATAGCTTCTGAAATGAAACTTACTGGCAGTGAAGGTCTTTTATCTAATCTGGAGTTAAATACAAATTTGATACTTCTGCACAGTGCAACAATACCAGAAACATTACAGACGATTATGTTCAATCATATCGACGAAATGTTAACTGATAATAAGTTAGATATGAGAAACTTGCTTTCAAAAGATAGTATATTACATGGTAGTAGCTACTTAAACCCTAGCTTCAAACAAAACACAGGTAATACAAGCAGTTTATTCTAATGGCTAAAAAAGAAAGACAGAAAAAGGAAAGAGTTAAAAAAGCAAAGCCATCTACCATTGGGTATGATGGCACGCTTTTTGGTTTTATAAAAATCTTCTTTACAGATTCTGAAACATATAGTAGTCTTAAGCAATACGATAAGGGCAAGAATAGATTTATGGTCAATAGATTTATGGCCATAAATTACCCAAACATGGCTAACAAGCTTAACAGAGTGGGTACAAACGCTGCAAACGTAGTTGACAGTTGGTATATGATTGCACAGAGATATACCCGGGTACCAGGATGGATATACACTAAACTAAACAAGCAAACAAAGGTTGATAACAAGGTTTACGATCCAGACCCAGAAGCTCTCAAATTCTATCTAAATAAATATCAAATAGGTCAACGGGATTTTAAGCTAGCTCTTAAATTTAATCCAGATGAGGTGATGAAAGAAATCGATTATATCGAAAAACAAATGAAGGCTAATGAGTGAAAAATTAAATTATCCGTATTTAGATTTTCCAAATGTTATAGACATAACTCTTTACAAGAACAATTATTACGATAACTTAATCGTAAATAAGATAAGAAAGGAAGCAGACTACGGTGATTTACCTGATCTTAAAGATTGCTACATTGTATGGGCCAAAGATTTCCAGGAGATATTGTATACTTCCTTTTCAAGCGAAATCGATAAGATAAGATCTTTACCTTCTACTGATTTACAAAAGAATGCGACCAGTCTATATTTCATGGACAAGATCTTTTCAACATTCGGCAACCTGAAATATGTTAAGGTCAATGTTTCCAGAGATGTTAACTACAGCAGAGTTAACAAGGCCGAAAAGGTACCAACGATATTCTTTAACTATAAAATAACAGCATCATGTATCGATCTTACCAAGATATATGATAACAGTACACTATTACAGGTCAATCAGTTATTTGTAGAAAATGAGTTATGTGCCCATGACAATATATTGGGATTCGACCACATCATAGAAATTAAAGCCCAGGAGTTTATTAAATTTCTAGAAGACAACGAAGATAATCCACTTACACCTTATCTGTTTGAGTTAATAGACCCAAAAACAGAGTCTGACAATCCTCTAATCATATTCATCACAGACTTCGATATTTAATCTTCAGATCTCGCCAATAAATATATAGCTAAAGAAGCAATTTAATGGCAGCACAAGATTATATAGTAGATAAATTAGATGAAACTCTAATTATAAAGCTTTCTGAACCCTATGAAAAGGTTGAGCAAGTTATGGGATATATTGATGAGGTCATTGGCGAGGATAGTGCCAATAAATTCGAAAGATATTTTAGATGGTGTCAAGACAATGTAAACTTCTCAGACTGGATATTACTTACAGATCTTAATCTTGCCAACCAGGTCATAGACCCATTAAAGCCCTTCTGGATTGAATACAAATATGTTGTAGTTGAATTAGAAACGGGCCATACAATGGAATTTATTTCCATTGCTCTGGAAATCGTATCAGACAATGGTGTAGTAAGACAAGTAAAGCAAGTAGGTGTAGATTGTTGTGAACCTGGTCAAATACCCAATGGTTGCCAAAATCTAATTGTTACTGACTGTTGCGATCCTGACGATCTCTTCAACCCTTATGCGATGCTGAACAACACAAAGAACATGTTCAGTCAACTTACAAATGTGGTTAATGATATATTCGGCCACTGTGTTAAGTATTACAAAGTAAGTTCAGATCCTAGAAGTAAAGACGTAATCTTAAACGAATATTCACTTTATGATGTAATAGCCCTTAAGGAGATTAAGATTCTGGTACCAGATAATGCATTCCCTCCTAACGAGTTCCAGTTTGGTGAATTTGGTATGGACTTCGAAAGTTTTGAAATTCATATAACAAGAGAAGAGTTTCAGAAAGCATTTGGTCCTAGAACAATGCCACAAGAGCGTGACTACATTTACTTTCCTTTAATTGACAGAATGTATGAAATCAATTCTGTTGCCCTAGCTGACCCAGTTGTATACAAAGAAATTTATTATAAAGCAACCCTTAGAAAATGGCAGGAAAGAGCCAACGTTGAAACACCTGTTGATATCCAACAGGATCTTGACGATCTAACGTTAAGTGTTGATGAGTTATTCGGTGAAGAGGTTAAAGATGAAACTTTAAAAATTACTAAGCCACAGCAGTACAGAACTATCGGTACTGGTGCAAATGACTATGTAAGAAGTGACCTTTCAAAGCAATTATCTATATCAGACTATAAGATTAACAACAACTGGGTTATAGTTTCAAAGAATCATTATGAGCTAAACAAACTTACACCTAATGAACTTGCTGTTAAGTATAGACAAAGAGCTAAATTCTTAAGTACTGAAGATAGAGCATTTACATTTTGGTTCCAGCCTGCGTTTCCTGCAGAAAGGGCCTACAGCATCTTATCCAGTATTTCAGAATCTGATGGTTCTGATGGTAATGCTATGTTGACTTTCTTTGATGAAAGAAAATATAGCATCGGAGATCTTATACAGATTACAGATGGTGGTGACTATAACGGTTTCCATAGAATACTACAGGCTCCTTCAGGTGGCACTCAATTTGTTATAGATACACCATTTACAGGCAATGTGCCAGGTGCAAAAGCCAGATCAGTTGTAAAAACATTCTTGATACATGGCTACGGTGGCCTATTTAGCGGCCTTTCGGTTGAAGTTACTAGAACATTTATTATAGTGTCAATCAATAATGTTGACTACTTCTTTACACACGGCGTTACATTTGATCCAGATAAGTGGTACCCACTTGTACTTAATTTATCAAACGCATTTAAGTCACTTTCAGTATATCTGTATGAGCTTGATAAGCAACTTAATTTCACGATGCCACAAAACGAAACTTCTGCACTTAAGTTATTGTATAATGATTTGATATTCCTGCCTTCTCAGGTTGGTATCGATTCTGAAGACTATTGGGCCCTATTAGCAGGACCTGTAAAACTAACAAACATTAGAATATTCAAACGTATAATAGAAGAAGAGGCCCACAATATAGTACTCAATCAGTATGTTGTACATGATACACAATACGCTGAATTAGTAGATAATGCTATACCTGAACTCCAACTTCTAAGATTACCAAACCCGAGATAAACATGAACGGAAAAAAGAATTATCGAAAACAAGCAAATGATATAAGATCTTCACTTGATGATATATTAAACGACTCAGACTCGTTAGATTTGCCTATCGATAACACAGAATTAACCCCTATTAGAAGACCTGACCCATTTGACTACACTAAAAAGAAGGGTGATGCTACTAATCAGGCTAAAAAGACTATCAGCACGCTACTCAAATTTTATCTCAGTGAAGAGATAATCAATAATGATGAGTATGTAAAAGCCAAAATGAAAATTGAAGAGATGACTTTAAGTAGTCTTATCTTTCAAATGGAAACGGCTGAACGTGCAATCACTACACTCCTCCAACAAATAGATGATGGCGATGTCTCCCCGCGTATGTTCGAAGTTCTGGGCACATTACAGAAGTCTATGCTTGATATCATTAAGAGCCAGACCATGTATATGATGGCTACTGAAGAAGGCGTTAAGAAACTGGCCAGAGACTATGATGTGTATTCAGAAAGAAAACAATTAAGATCAGGTGAGGAAAAAAAGATTGAAGGCCCTACAAATGTAAACAGAGGTACTAAAAATCTAATGATGCAGATACAGGAGGAGATGGAAGCAAACAAACAGGAAGAACAGGTTTTTGATAGCGAGCCTGTGAATGAAGATCCAGATGATGACTTTCCTGTAGAAAATTATGACGAACATGACGAATGATTTTATGATACCAATGGGCTCTAGCCCTGAGGAACCACAAGCAGATAAATCAATATGGTCAACGCTCGGAGTAGAGAAACTACTAAGAGCCATGGATGAAGGTTATAAAGTAAAGTCTACACCTTTCCATGAAGGTAATATAAATTATAGAAGAGGTAACATTGTATTTGAGTATACAGATGAGGAAATGCAGCACATTAAAAGATGTGCAACAGACATTCTTTATTTTGCTGAGAACTTTGCAACTGTAATGACCGATAAAGGTCTACAAAGAATCGAGCTTAGAGACTATCAGAAAGATATGCTTGTAAACTTTGTAAACAATCGTTTCAATGTATGTCTCGCTTCAAGGCAGATAGGTAAAACAATCTGCTCATCTATATTCATAGCCTGGTACGTTTTATTTAATTATGATAAGAACGCACTTATACTTTCGAATAAGGGAGCTACAACAAAAGAGATCATTGATAAAGTAAAAGCGATTCTCGAAAATCTTCCGTTCTTCTTAAAGCCAGGTATGCTTAAGAATGATGTAATGAATATGAAGTTCGATAACGGTTGCCGCATTGTAGGTCAATCTACAACAGGTAAAGCGGGTATCGGTTTTACTATTCACCTTCTATTCCTAGACGAGTTTGCTCACATTCACCACTCTTTCGTTGACAGCTTCTATGAAAACGTTTATCCTACGCTGTCTTCATCGAAAGTATCTAGGATTATTATTACCAGTACGCCTAACGGCTATAATAAATTCTTTGAAATCTATGATGCAGCAGATAAAAGACAAAACGAGTTTTCTTCTTTTAGGGTAGACTGGTGGCAAGTACCGGGTAGAGATGAGAAATGGAAAGTACAAGAGGTTAAAAACTTAGGTAGCGAAGAGGCGTTTAACCGCCAGTATGGTAACCAGTTCATGGCATCCAGTAATCTATTGCTTAACGGCGCATCAATTAAAAAGCTTAAGAAGTACGAGAAGAAATTCACATATAGAGAATTTGATGAATTTGAAAGAATTTCTCTGGATATGCAAAGGTTTACATTCTTTAATTCTGAATATGATGATGTGAGCTTTAAGGATAAATCTAAATACTGGGTGTTCTCCGTTGATATTGCCGAGGGCGTAGGCGGCGACTACACTGTTATCAATATCTGGGAAATTATACCTATGATAAAGAATGATTTTTCAAGAATCAATTCACCTAGTTCTATAAACGACTTTTTTGCCCTAAGGCAGGTCGGTCTTTTTAGAAGTAACGAGCATAGTGTTGAAGATATATCAAAAATACTTTATACTCTAGCTATTGATATTTTTGACCAGGAAAACGTTAAACTTGTAATAGAGTATAATACCTATGGTGCAACTGTTATCGCACACTTACAGACCATATTTCCACAAAGAAATGAGTTCGATGAGGAAATGATTGTTAAGTTTAAACATCGCCACGATGCAGCTACTACTAAGTACGGTCTTAGAATAAAAAAGGATAACAAGACACTTCTTTGTCAAAATCTTAAAAAGCTTATTGAACAGAATCGTTTGTTTGTAAGCGACACTGAAACGGTAAAAGAGTTATCAACATTTGGTAGAACTCCAAGTGGCTCATATATAGGACAAATGGGCCATGACGATCACGTAATGACTTGTGTATCAGTTACAGA